TTCAAGAAAGTTTGAAGACCTACCCTTATCTAGCTCCATGTCGTAAGTAAATTCCCTAAACCACTCATTTGCTTTCAGGTTAAACTCTTGATCTTCAACAAGATTATCTGCCTCTACCTTGCAGAAATCAACTACAGCATCCAGTCCTGAATTAAGTATTTCTTTAGGAATAAGATTTTTATATAGACCGGTTTCCTGATGTTTGCTACCAGCAAGACGCCACATTCTTCTGGGGTCATAGACACTAAAGTCTATTGATTCAATGTTTAGATTTTTTTTAATCTTAGTGGCTATGTATCTGAATATGTTAGGAAGCGCGTTGGACGGATTGATGCCTAGAGCTATGGCTTCACATTCTATGTGAAAACCTTTTTTGCCAGTAAAATAAACTAACAAAGATTTTTCTGGGACGTACTGCTCTAAGTATTCAACCAACTTTTTGCATTCTTCGTAAGATATGTTCGGGTCTTTATTATCCAAGTCAAAATAAAGAGAACCTAGTCTGACAGCTTTTTCAATATCCATGGAATTATAATGCCAAATAGAAGTATACAAACCATTGTTGCTATGTTGCTTTCTAAAATTTTCTATATTAAATATAGAAATAAACTTAGGATTGTCCCCATCTTTGTCTCTTATGATTCTAGACAAGGAAGGAACATATCTAGCCGTCTCAACTAATTGCCAAGAGTTTAGATATTTTTCTGTATCATTTGGTATCTTCATAAAATAACTTTTTTGTTTTCAATATTATTAATATTTCCAATAACTACTTTATCCGACTCTACGATGTTCTTACTGTTGTTTCTGTAGTATACAGATTCTGCTATTATTTTATCTATGTTTTTAATTAGATAATATCTTTTTTTAATTCTTTGTTCCAGATCCATCTTTTCTCCATTTTGGATTTATCAAATCACTATCTTCAATAATCAAATGTACTTTTGAAGCAATGTTGTCAGATAAATGAACTATATAATCTAAATAAGTTATCGGATAAGTTTCTGGTATTGGTGACCACGGGCCAAGATGGCATCTAACCAATCTAAGTATTGATTGAACAATGTCTTCTGACAAGAATAGGGTAGACGATTCTGATTCACTAGCAAACTTCTTATCTTTTTCTTGGCATGAGGAAATAAAATTGCCTACCGTGTATGGGTGCATTGGGTCGTACCTACAATCGTCGGAACCACCTTCGTGCACACCCTTGCACAGGTCATGGAGAAGACACGCAGCTATGACTATATCTTTTTCCTCTTGCGAAAGAGAATATGATTCACTCATATACCATGCTATTCTAACCACTCTTTTAGTATGGAGAACATTGCCACCTTCTCCATGCTCATCTGAAGGATGATACTTTCCAGAAAAACTTGATGGAATTTTCCAAAATAAATCATTCCTAATTAAGATAGATCTAACAAAAGATTTTATAGATTCATCAACTATAAGATTAATTTCATCTAGCAATGTAGAAAGAACTTCATTTTCTTTCCCCATTGAAGAAGCGTTCTTTTCTTCTATAAGAATATCATCTAATATACTTTTACCCATTTTTATCTTCTTTCTTCCAGTCGTTCCAATTTGAACAAGGTTCATCAAACGGACATTTTTTACAATAAGATATCAGCCCTCTTTTAGGTACTAAAACCTCAGTGTTTAACATTTTGTTGCACCAGTAATCGTAATACTGGAGATCTTCATTTCTTATTTGGAATTCATTAAAGCCTATATTCTGACTCAATGGATCTATGAAACCAAATTTAGTATTTGCCATTCTTTCTGGGTGCCTATTGCGGTAAGCCTTATACAGGGTACAAAAATCTGTTCGATACAGATCTCTATTGCTAAACTTATACCCAAATATAATTTTGGTTACAAAATATTGTTTCTTATAAAAGAATATAATATCAAAAGTATCCTGTAGATTAAGATTACCTATCGGCATGTTGTACTCTTCGCTTATGGCCACAGGTATATATGGAGATTCCGAATAGGTTTCGTGGAATGCCAGTAGGATGCCAGCTGCTTTAGAGGTCAAGCTGGCAGTGTTCCCGTATGCGGTCTCGTGTTGTTCTGTCACGATATCGTATGAGTTAGTATTCTTAGGAAACCAAATCTTTTCCCATCTATTTAATAGAGATGAATAAGATGGAATTATCCCACCTTGTTTTTTGAAAAAGAAAAAATACATTATACTCTTAATAGTTGATTCAAACTTTTCGGTATGTATGTCTCTTGCGTATATCTTTTCTGGCAACTTTTGCTGATGCCTATAATCAAATAGGCGTTCACATAGTTGAAAATCTTTTAAAGATTGTACTGATACAGGTTCCATTAATGAAAATCCTTTCCACTTAATAAGTCATCTAATAAAGATGATGAAGACGTATACGAGCTATCGGTAACTGGATCATAATCTTCATAGGTTTTCTTGTAGTCAACATACTTAACTAAAGGCGGATCATACAAAAATGCTGAACCAGTAATTCTATTCTTAGGAATCTGAAGCTGCATTATATTTTCATCTTCAGTTTCATCGTTTGTTGCTAATCTTTTTTCTGTAATAAAAATTGTTACTGCACACTTTTGCTGAATAGCTAAGGAGCCACCAGTGTCAGACTGTTGGACTACCTCACGCTTTTCCTTCATTCTGTTTGAATTTTCCTGTGCTGTAATTATTAAAGCGCAATTCATATCTCTTGCAAGCTTTTCTAAACGCACCATCATTTCTTCAAACTCACCCCAACGTGGCTTGCCCTTACCCCCACCCTTAGTAAACATAGACTGGATTGTATCTATTATAACTATGTCTGGCATGTTGATGTTCTGCCCAATTATATCTCTTAACCAAAATTCTAGGTCTTCAAAGTACGGAGTATCCGGGTCATGTCTAACCATGAGACGGTCACCCCACTTAGCCAGTCGGGCCTTAAAGGTATTCAGGTGTTTATTCTTTTCTTCTTCTGACCACTTTGATGACTCTAGGTAAACATTCTTTTCTATTATCTGTGTCATTAAGATTCTCTCCCAGTGACCAGTAGCTTCTTCAAAGTTTACATATAAAACTCTATAACCGTTATCTAACCAGTTGTTTGCTAGGCACTTGACGAACGTGCTCTTGCCCTTGCCTGATGCGGCGATGACTGCGTGTACAGCCCCCCTAAAAAAGCCGCCCTCATCTGTGTACCCCATGGCCCTATTAAGTGCCTTAAATTGAGTAGGTAAGAAGTTCGGTATATCTAATAGTGAATCTACTCTGCTAGCTATTTCGTCAGCAGTTGTTATTTTATCTAGTGGATTATATCTTATTTGATTTTCTAATTCTCTTATTTCAGAAGTAAGAGTTTGGATTCTAGATATATCATCTTCAGTCTTTTGTCCCTTTTGAGATATTATAGATTGAAGTTCTTGTAAATAGTTAATCTGTTTTCTTTTATTAGCTTTATACTTTACTAATTCAGAAACAGATTCTTGCGTTGACAGTTCGGCAGACATTAATAAATCAACCATGACGCCGACCCCAGCGTTACCACCAAGAGCTTCGTGTATATCCGTTTCTGTTTGTAGCCAAGACTTAAAAGCTATTGGGTCAACAATATCAAGTTGTGTAGCATTCTCAAAAGCTAGAAGAGCCTTATAGAATTCATTTATTCCTTTTTCCCCATGTATGGAACCAACAATTTCTTCTGGAAGATTTTCCTTGAAGTAATTAATCGCTCCATTTTTTCTAAGTGAGAGAGCAAAGATCTGGTACTCTAGTGGAATGTTATCCTCTACCTTTTCATTTGCTTGTGTCATTGTTTCTTTTTCTCTTTTATAGATCGGTAAATCTTTTTCTTGTACTCTGAATTTTTCTTCTTAATACTTCTGTAAGCTTCGGAGGACGTCGTAGTATTTTTCTTCTTCTCTTTGGGCTTATAAGGGTTTGATCTAATCGCCTCAAGCAATCTGTCGAACACTGATTGTTCCGTTAAGCTATCATTATAGCGGAAGACAATCAATGCCACACCATTATCTATGCACCATTGTTCTTTTTTTTCGTCTCTCTTAATAGCTTCTTCAAAATCATATTTAGATTCAAAAAATCTACTGGTGTAATAATAGTGCTGTCTTCCATGAAATTCTGCAGCTATCTCATACTTAGGGCAATAAACATCTAGCTTTAATTTATC